TCTCCTGCCATCATCATTGAGCCTGTTTCAGACACTCCAGTCCAAAACACAAGCCTTCCAACACTGGATTGGACCCTTCGCGTCAGGATCGTAGTCATAGAAAGAGGCAACATCCCAGACCAAGCGGCTGATGACACCATTCAGTCTTTACACAGCAAAATGATGGCGGATCTTACGTTGGGCGGTTACGCGATAGACGTAGAACCGGCTCAAACAAGTTTTCAGTTGCTTGAAGCTGATCAGCCAGCAGGAGTAATTTTCTGTGAATTTGAAATCAGGTATCGCACCAAAGTCGCTGATTTAAGTCAATGATCCGTTCGGGCTACGCTGAAACCTAACGACGCTCTCCATTTACCATGGCAGATGAACACAGTGGTCAAGGCGGGAGTTACCTGCTGGATCCCGAAACAGGCGTTCGCACTTTAATCAGGCGCACGCTTCCACCACAACCATCAAAGGGAACATCCGATGGCACTGCTATTACGCAAACGCCTGATTCTGATAGAGACGGAGTCGACTTACGGGACGGATCCAACTCCGACCGGAGCCGACGCGGTTCTAGTAAGGGATCTAAGCATCACTCCACAGTCAAGTGATGTAGTCAGTCGCGACTTGATCCGTCCTTACATGGGCGCGTCTCAGCAGCTACTGGCAAACACTAAGGTTGAATGCACCTTCAGCGTTGAATTAGCTGGATCTGGCACTGCTGGAACTGCTCCTCAGTACGGCAAAGCGATTCAAGCTTGCGGATTGAGCGAGACCGTTACTGCGAACACCAGCGTTAAGTATGAGCCTGAATCAAGTTCGTTTAACAGCGTCACCATCCACTACAACATCGATGGCGTTCGCCATAAGGTGACTGGTTGCAGAGGCAACTTGACGCTGAATGCAACTGTTGGCGAGATCCCTTCATTGGATTTCTCCTTCACTGGTATTTACAACGCCCCAGACGATACTGCGCTGCCAACTCCAACGTATGCCAATCAAGATGATCCTTTGATCTTCAAGAATGGCAATACAAGCAGCTTCCAACTGTTGTCATACGCAGGAGCCTTGCAGTCATTCAGCATGGATCTTGGTACATCACTGGTTTACCGCGAGCTTGTTGGAGGCAGTAAAGAGGTGCTGATCACCGATCGTGCAGTATCTGGTTCTGTTTCTATTGAAGCGGTCCTGATAGCAACTAAGGACTTCTTTGCTGCTGCAGTTGATGACGATGCAGCGTTAGGTAATCTGCAGTTCACCCACGGGGCAACAGCCGGAAACATCGTTCAATTCGTTTCTGCGAAAGTGGACATTGGTGATGTTTCTTACGGCGATCAGGACGGTATTGCGATGCTGGAGATCCCTTACGTTTGTGTGCCTGATTCTGCCGCTAACGCTGAGTTTGATCTGATCTACACCTGATCATCTGATGGTCGTTATTTGGGGAGCCTTTGCGGGCTCCCCTTTCTTGTGTAAGCTATTTTTGCTTATGCACTTACCCAATGGCCTTTGTACGCAAAAAAGTAAAAACCTTTAAGTGGCCCGTTGAAGTTACTGAACCTAGTGAAGACCGTGCAGGAGAGTTTGACAAATTCCAATTTACGGCTGTATTCAAGCGAGTAAAGCTTTCTGAACTTGAATCACTGGGAGAAGAATCAGGGCTGCCGTTGCTCAAAAAAGTCATGATTGGGTGGGAAGGCATTCAAGACGAAGACGGCAAAGAAGTTCCCTTTTCAAGCAAAGAGCTTGAAGCGTTTTCTGATGACGTTGATTGGGTAAAAGCAGTTCTTGGTGCTTACACCAAAACGTATGAGGGGGCGGAGTCGGGAAACTAAGAGAGGCTGCGATTTATTGGGCGTCTGGCGGCAAGGAAGTCGAGGACAAAACCAATGATGATGCAGCCGCTTTTGGGATAAGCCTGCCGAAACCGAGGCCAAAGGAGTCCACGGACTTCGAGGTTTGGGCCGAAAACTGGGATGCAGTCATCATGTTCCTTCGACTGCAGACGCAGTGGCAGGTTTCGATGAGTGGATATGTCGGTTTGAAATATGAAGTGCTGCTAGGTTCCCAAGGCTTGTTTGGCCTCTACAATGTGGAGGATCGTAGAGACATGCTCGAGCGCCTTCAGATAATGGAGGCGGCAGCCCTCAAGGAACTTAGGAAACGCTCTGATGGCAAAGGCAATTGAAACTCTTTCCATCAAGCTGGATTTTAAGGCTGGGTCCGGTTCCCAGCAAATAATTGACAAGATCGGAAGTTCAATAAAAAACCTAAAAGTAATAGCAGGGCAAACCGGTCCTTCTATTGACAAAGTAAGAAGATCAGTAAATGATTTTACGAAGCAAGGAAATAGAAGTATTAGCGCAATCGAGGGTCAGGTCACAGCCTTAAGAGCTTTAAGAAGAGAAGCGGATATCAACAGCAGGGAGTTCAAAGAGCTAACTGCTGATATTGGAAGGTACGAGAAGCAGCTAAACAAGGCTCAGGGCCGAAAAGGCGGCGGCGGTGGCGCACGTCAAGCGACACAGGTCGCTGGTGCAGTTATCTCCGGGGGTATTTTTGGTGGGCCTGAGGGCGCAATTGGTGGTGCGTTAGGTGCTTTTGGCGGAGTCCAGAGCGCCTTTGCTGGTGCTGCTATTGGTGCTCAGGTGGGCGGTCTTAGGAAATCAGTAGCGGCTGCCGCTGATTACGCGGCGGAAATTGGCAAGCTAAAGATTGCTCTTGAAGGCGTTAGCAAAGTTGAGAACGATCAGTTAAGCCTCACAGAGAGAGCTGCATTAAGTCAGCAGAATTACAACAGTGCTCTTGAAACTGCAGCAGAAGCAACGCGAGAACTGAACGTCCCGCAAGACGCAGCGGTTCGCGGCATCACAAGGCTTACGGCAGCCGTTACGGGAGCAGGCGGTCCAATAGGTGACGCAGAGACTACGTTTAAGAACGTCACAGCTGCAATTAAAGCGACAGGTGGCAGCACCGAAGATGTAAAGGGTGCCATCACAGCGATGGTGCAGGTGTTCTCCAAGGGTAAGGTCAGCGCAGAAGAACTTTCCGGGCAGCTAGGCGAGCGCCTTCCAGGAGCCGTGACCATGTTTGCCAAGGCGAACAAGATGACGCTGCCTGAGCTTCAGAAGAATCTGAAGGCTGGCACGGTTGGCCTCAATGAGCTGATGAGATTCGTTGAAGAGCTAGGAACTACTTTTGATGGCACTGCGAAGAAGATTGCTAGCTCGAATGAAGAGGCAGGGGCACGGCTTTCAGTTGCAGTTAGAGAGATGCAGGCAGATATTGGCACTGCCTTGATTCCGATTGGCGCTCAATTCCAGGATGCGTTTAGCGAATTCATTCAAACAATCACTCCATTCCTCAAGCAGGCGCTACCGGCGATTGGAAATCTCTTGCTAGGAGTTTCTAAGAATCTAGACACTCTTGCCGTTGCTGCTGCTGCTGCAATAGCAGCATTATCTGTGATTAAGATACTTGCAATAGTTACTGCCATTAAGAGTCTTTCTGTTGCAAAAATTGCTCTTCTCCGAAACGTAGTCCTGCTGAAAAGGGGATTGGCTGCCCTTAATTTAGTAGCTCTAGCCAATCCGTACGTAGCACTGGCTGCGGGAGCTGCTTTGCTTGCTGGAAAGCTGTACAACGCATCGAAAGAACAAAATAGACTCAACTTGCTCATAAGAGAGGGCAGCGTTGCTGCGATTGACAAAGAGATTTCCGAAATAGAAACTAAGTATTTTGCAGCAGAGAAAAGAACAGTGGCAGGGGGGGAAGGAGGAATTGGCTCTATTGGCTATGAAACAAAGGGGGCTAAGGGCGGAATGATTGGATACAGCCGCAAGAGAGACGAGAAAGACATGAAAACTTATCAAGAGGACTTGAGGAAACTAAGAAGCAGGAGGTCTTCAGCACTAAACGACGAAACTCAAGGCGCTGGCCTAGACATGAGTTCTTTTCAGCCTTTCGACTACGGGACACCTACGACTGAGAGCGGTGGTGGTGGTGGTGGTGGTGGCGGTAAAACTCGCAAGGGTCCAACAGATATATCGGATCTTCAGTTACAAGCTCGACTAGCAGCAAGAATTGCTGCACGCACCGATGCAACTATTGAGCAAAGAAAAAAAGCTTTAGAACTTGAGAGGGAATCTGCCGTTCTTGCATCAGAAGAACTGACAACTAACAAGCAACTCGATGCTGTACATAAAGCGGCTGATAATTTCAGAAAAGGAATGCTAAAGATTGAGAAAGATGTTACGGCAGAGCAAGAGAAGCAGTTGAAAGCAACTACTGCCTTAAACGACGCTCGTATGCAGCTCCAGGTTCAGCTTGGACTAACCACTAAACAGGGACAAGTTAAAGCTGCTCAAGATAGCTTCAAGCAGGAACATCCAGGCGCGACAGATCAAGACCTTGATCTAATTCGCCAAACAATTGACCCCACTTTGTTTGAGCAAGGTGCTGCTCAGATTAGGAAAATGAGGGAAGAGCTAGCAGAGCTGCTCAACCCAATCAATCAAGTCACAGGAGCAGCCAACGCGATTGGCACTGCATTCACCGACTCGTTTAAGAGTGTTATTGATGGCAGTGCAACCACTCAGGAAGCACTGGCTGGATTCTTCAAGAATATTGCCAATTACTTCCTTGATATGGCAATGCAGATCATCCAGAAGATGATCACGATGTACATCTTGAATCAAGTCGTTGGGTTGCTGCCTGGTGGCAGCCTTGGAAGTGTTAACGCGGGTGCTGGGACTTCTAATTTGTTCGGCAACAAAATCGGCAACTTTGGCGGCGGAACTCCTCTGTTCGCCAAAGGTGGAGTATTCGCCAAGAACAAGATCGTGCCTTATGCCAAAGGCGGCATCGTCGACAAGCCCACGATGTTTGCCTACGCCAATGGTGGAGCTGGCCGTTTCGGGCTCATGGGTGAAGCTGGTCCTGAGGCAATCCTGCCTTTACAGCGCGGTCCTGGTGGCAAGCTAGGCGTTCAAGCGTCTGGTGGTGGTGTTTCAGTTGGCAACATAAACATCACAGTCGAAAACACAGGCGATCAGTTGAATCCTGCTGCACAAAAACAGCTAGCTGGTCAGGTTCAAGGTATCGTGTTATCAACGCTGGCCAATGAACGTCGCAGTGGAGGAATGCTCTGATGACTTACCTGGCCTTTAATGACATCAAGCTTGAGCGGACTACTTCCGTAAAGACGACTTCAAGAGTGCAAAGGGCACAATTTGGGGATGGCTACAGTCAAGTGTTGACTGACGGGCTAAATACAGACGTTGAAAGGTGGGACTGTACGACTGGGCTCTTGACGAATGAAGAGGCTTATTCGATTGAAAGTTTTTTTCTTTCACAAAAAGGTCAAGCAATTAATTGGATTAGCCCATTAAACACCAAAACATTTTCGAGGCCATTTGCTTCTGGCAAGCTAAAGCTTGGTTACACGAACCTAAGTGCTTTGGTTTTGACTGGTTACACAAGGCCAGCAAATTACACAGCGAATATGGTCACGGGTGACTTGACCTCTGCCACTGGCGCATCAGGCATTTCTGATGGAACAGTTGTAGCTGTAACGTTAACTCTTGCGGCAAGAAATTATCTTCTTGATGATGGTTGGACTTTGACACCAGAGACTCCCGCTTATGCTCGTATTAAATTTGGACTTACGCAGGTGTATGTATGACACAAGCGCCTCCTAACGCTGAAGTTTTTAAGCCACAGCTGCCGCAGATCATTGATCTTTTTACGCTCGACATCACACCGATCCTTCCAACTGGTTCGTCAGATCAAGCGATTTACAGGTTTGCGAATTGGTCACAAGTTAATGGCGCTGATGTTGTATACCAAACGAACACTTATACAGCGTTACCTCTAGAGGCATCAGGCTTTGAGCTAAACACCAAAGGGCAGCTAGCGCGTCCAAGCTTGACA